AACGAACTTTTCTTCTATTATAATTTTTGAAACACATCCTTAGCCGCTCAGTTACCAAGGGATATATCAAAAACGTATCTCTTAATTAATGTTGCAAGATCTAGAATAATAAATTGAAGAACGCAAAAAAGCCCTATCCAATTAAAGGACAGGGCTTTATGCTTAAATTGTAATACCTGACACCCAATAGGACGTCACCTTACCGTCTTTGGTCGGTCCGATCGCTAACCAACCATATCTGCCTGATCGTGGCTGACGGACAAAGGCATGGCCGTTGCGCTGAACTAGTACCCGATCGTACTTCACTTGCTGACCACGTGTCAATAAAGCAAGGATACCTAGATTGGACGGCGTAGTCGTATCCCCACTAGATGTACCACGCAAATTAATGCCAGCAGTGCAGTCACCGTCACAGTACCTGACCGACTATGCCAAACATTCGCTGGAGGCGTTGCTACAGCAGTGTTGTTCGAGCTACTAGCTTTATACTCTTCAACAGTATCTTTTCGAGTTGTAATGTACAGTCCAGATTTAAGCTTAAACCTTGGATACTGTCCGCTATATTCCAATCCTGTGACTGTCAAAACTTTACCTTTTGGCACAATATCACCAACTCTATTTTTAAGTGATACTTCTTTATAGGCCCAATCAGCTTTAACCAATCGGATTTGATTAAATTTAGTCGTGTGATAATTATTGATGTTAAAGGTGCTCGTAGATGAGTTATTATTCGAAGAACCTTTCAACCGATTGCGTACAGTTGTCATATTGATTCCAGGACAGCTATTCGAGGTATGTCCAGAAAACTCATTATGTCCCAAAACATCATCTACTTTAAGACCAAAACGATCCATTGTAGCACGTGCTCGAGCATCGAAAGCTGCTTCTTGTTCTGCAGTTAACGATCCATTACCAACCACACAAATGTGATATGTTTTGCTATTATGGTTGCCAACACCATTAGTCGTCACATTGTCATTATAGATCCTTTGTACCGAACCATCCCGCAAAATGACTTCATGGTATCCACCTGTCCCCCAAGCTTGTTCTTTTGTCTTGCTGAATGCAACATCTATAATGTTCAACTTTAATTTGAGTATGCTAGCTCCTGACGAAAGGTCCGAAAAAGCTAAATCATAAACTGCAAGGCTATCTGTTGGTGCTATAACAATCGAAACTCGCATGTCATCTACAGTTGCTGTGTGGCCTGCGTATCGTCGCCATCCGTCTGCACAAGCTAACCAAACGTACTTTTCTTGTTCATCAATTTGAATCATATATATCCCTCCATTCATTTATCGCTGACGATTGCGGAATTATTTAAGCTTCCTCCGTGCCTTCTGATTTTATTTTTTTGCTTTCTAAAAACACCTTGTGTATCAATAAACTCCGTTCGAGTTGCGTTTTTTAAGGCTAGTACAATTGGCATTCTCATGGCATCAAGCTCAGCCATCGTTTTACATGCTTTTATTTTTTCTTGGAGTTCCATCACTCTTCCTCCTGTTCCAAAGCCCAAATCATAAAAATTTTGAATACTTGCAATTCTTCTGTTTTACTTAATGCATCGTGATACTCACTTTCCAATCCAATTAATTCATCAACAACTATAGAGGGGTGGAAATGCGGCCATCTATTTTGGATGTTCTTCATAATGAATAAAACATTTTCTTGATTCTCGTTGAGTTGCGGTTGTAAAGACTCAACAATAGAATCTGCTAAATCATCAATATTTTCTTCTGACCATTCCTCAAAATCCTCTATATCAACAGTTCCCACTGTAAATCCTGATTTGTCTCTTGTTAATTCATAAGTATAAGTATCATCAAGACCAAGATGTTTGCTTATCACTCCTACTATTTTTTTCTTTTAAACTACTCACATTGATCCCTCCTGTTCCTGCGCCCATTTTTTAAATGCATCCAATACTTCAAATAAATCATTATTTTGAATCTTTCCAAATTCATCTTCCACTAAAAAATTATAAATCGCCCATTCCGCTGAATTATTATGACATCTGTAGTTAGCCCTAAGATCATGTAGCATTTTCAATTGTCTTTTGTCGAGTTGCGGTTGACTGTCGTATTCTCGGATGTGCCTAATAGCATTTTTTAGATAAACTTCTTCGGTATTTCGATCTTTATTCCCAATCAACACTCGACCGATTTCTTCAATCGCTGCATCTAATAATTCACTCACATTCGATTCCTCGCTTTCTGCTATTTCGTCGGATAACTGACTTGGTAAAATGTAAAATATGTTACAATACCTAAAAGGAGGTATTGCTTTGGGAACTTTTTTAGCTTTTATTTGGTATATTTTTATAGGATTTATGCTTTATGGAATCATCAGATTGGCAGTTAAACATGGGATTGCCGATTCTAATAAAGATAATCTGTGACATAGTTACTACTCTTTTAGGGTAGTTTTTTT